TGGAAGTTTTGCATCTACTATGCTTTGTTCCTTTCCTATAAATTTAGAATTTACTCGAAAGTAGAATTTCTATATATAAGCACAGTACCAGTCATCATTGTGAATTGCAAATACTTGTGATGCTGAAGCTGACGGATTATTATCAGAATTATATACTTTAGTTTTTGCTCTATTAGTTACATGAGATGTTCCTTCTGGTAAACGCTAAGCTGAGTTATTCATAGCTACCCAGTTTTGCACATTTGTACCTTGCTAATCTGTATCTTGTTTACTGAAATCAGATATAAGAACTGCTTCCTATCTAAGATATATATTGTCTTTAAATAGAGCTTCAGTCTTTTCTCCATTAAAACATACTTCAGGTGATATAAACCTCCAATAATTATCAGTTATATCTTCACTATCAATTCTTTTTCCAACCTTGCCTGCTCCAGATCTTTCTATTACCAACCCTCTACGTTTAGTATGTAAAAATGGCATTGGCCTATACTCATTAGTGTCTTTATTACTTTCTCCTCTGCCTATTTCTCCAGTATCGCTTGTTTCAACAATTTTATAATTATGTATTGGAGTGATAACTCCTTGTGATACAATGGTCCTATCTTTTTCTGTTCTATCACATCTTACTATTTCATAAGATACCGCATCAATAGGAAAGTTCTTTACCGTAAATTTAATGCCTATAGGTTTTGAGTACCAGTAACTACCATATTGTGTAAGAAGAGGGGCTGTGACTAAATTAGGCATTCTAATATCTCCTATCCATAACACTGGAGAAGCTATAAATTTACTATTGTAAAATACGATACCAAAGCGATATACTTCATCTCGTTGATAACTTTTAAACAACGAAGCTATAATAGGATCAGCATAATTTCTTTGTCTATAAGCAGAAGTTATAGGTCTATCATATATTTTACTTCCATTTAATTCATAAATAGGCATAGAATTTGTAGTAAAACCACTAACATCAAGTCCCACATTATTTGCCAATTCTACGCCAGTAAGAGGAGAATAAGTTTCATTTAATTCTGTATTAATAAAACTATATGATATATTTAGCCCATTACCTCCAAGTTTATTTCCTTCTCCATATACATATTCTGTAGGCTGCCCAAAGCTAGATCTAGCCGCATTATAAGGGTTAATGCAATCATGATGTCTTGGAATTTTCCTCATAGCATCGTAATCTGTAATTGAGAAATATTCATAGTCATCAGGATTAGCAGTTTCTAACCTAACGTAATTGTTAGCATTAGCTCTATATACTCTTGCATCGTATTCTACTAGATCATCGTTATCATATATCATTGGTATCCAAGACGTTTCTGTAACATTAGACGCAAATAGTCTGTTCTATAGAGAAGTAATACTGTTACATATAAAAGAATAGCTAGTAAACGCATTAAATTCTTCCTATGTCATAGTGCTTAATGCACTACTACCAGTATCAGTATAACTTATGTAATCTAAATTCGTATCTATTTCAATATCATCTATTACAGAATAAGTAGGAATAGAGTTGTTATCTTCATAGAAGATACGTACTATAGTACATCTATTGAAATCTTTAGTGCTAAGTTTTGCTCTTACTGTACATCCTTTACCTGTATAAGAGCCTTTCTAAGACCCTTCGTGATTTATTAATGGAGAATTAATTTCAGAAGCATCTAAATGTACTAAATTACTCAAACTAGATAATGAAGTCTATTGAGAGTGTTTATTATACAGTCTATAACAATACTGTACCATACCAGCTTGAAAGTTACCAGACACAATATCTGTAACTTCAAATGGTGGTAATATTGCATTAGGTATTATGTCAATACTATCAGGATTAAGTATATTACCATCTGCATCTACTAAAGGATTATCTACATTAGGGTACTTTATATACTTATCACTCATAATGTTGATTACTTTAATAGATGAGTTTCCATCAGTAAAGTAAGCTTTAATATTGGACTGTGTTTCGTAATTTAATACTATACTTAACTGATTTGAATCAGCTTTTTCACATAGTTTTAATTTACCCTATAATACAATAGTACTAATTAAATTAGGAGAATCAAAATTCTCTATACGATATATTTTATTATAACCGTCAACTAACTTAGTAACAATTACTGCAATATCATTTATAGTAGCTGTAC